TTGAAACATCTTCCGTGGTCACCGGCCCGAAGTCCTCGCCCAAGGCATTCAGCCGGTTCATCTCTTCGACCGGCAGCTTGAAGGCCGATGGATCAACATGAAGAGGGTTCTGAAGATGATCACGGCCAGAGTGCGGGGTCAGGTCTTTGCTCAGCCCATCCAGGCCGGTCAGCCCCCGCTCGGTCTCACCTGAGCTGTAGTCGCTTCCCTCGCCGCCACCAGTAAACTCACCACCATGCTCCCCCTCTGCAACATGGTTCGGATTGTAGTCGCTAGCGAAAGGGCGGCGATGTTCATCCTCCACCAGCGGCTTGATCTCTTCGAAGATTTCCGGGCCGAGCTCGATCTCACCACGGTACGGCTCGATCGTGGCCAGGTCGACCACGCCTTCAACCGTCAAGGTGATGTGCGGGATGTACTCGGGGAAGTCGTAGGAGGCCTGCGTCCGCTGGAGGATGTCGGCATGACGATAAGCCAGCGCGCAGGATGCAAACTGGAGCACCAGGATATTGCGCCCCTTCTTATCCACCCACTGCTCAAGAACGCGCGGGCCGCCAGGAGCGACCGTCAGCGATCCATCTTCGTCCTGGCCGTAGTCGGCAGAGCCAGCCGCCAGCCAGTTCACTGGTGTCTGCGAATGACAGATCGTCACATGAAGATCAGGCTGGAGGCCGGTGATCCCCTGCGACTTGGCCCACGCCGTGATCTCGGTGGGGTCGATCAGGTCGCGTCTAACATACAGCGGGCGCGGCTGCATATCCTTGAGCGCCTGGTTGAAGGCATCCTTGGCCTTGGCTTGCGCGGCGTTGACTTGCTCAGCGCCGGCCGCGGCGTTCTGCTTCAGGCCGGCGAAGCCCTGCGCGCCCATCTCGGCCTGGTGCTTGACGGCTGACGCCGCCAGATCAGGATGGATGTTCGGATCATTGGGGTTGACGTTCATGAGGAAGGGGTTCGGCTCCTTCGGCGCCAGCAACTCACCACCATGATCGTCCACGATCTGCTTGAAGCCTGGGTAGGTGCCAGCCTCAATGATCTGGTTGGCGCGCGCCTCGACCAAGATTTCCGGGTCGAGCAAGCCGGCGTCGTGATCGGTCTTCCAGGTCTGTACTTGCTTGAGGTCGATCTCCGCCTTCTCCTGCTCGTTCATCTGCCACAGTGGGTTCCATTCGTAGTAGATGTCGGGGTCGATCTTCCCGAGGGCGGAAGCCTGCAACACATCATCGAGCCGGCGCAGCGCCGGCGCCAGCCGGGTGTTCTGCTCCGATGCGATCTTGTCGTAGTAGTTGCGGGTGTCGCTATCCCCGGTGGCGCTCATGCCCGCGGGGGATTGCCCGAGCATGCGAGTGGCCGGGATGTCCGCGGCGCCCGATAGGATCAGGAGGAAGGTCTTGAGCACGTCCGGCAAGCCGGCGAAGTTGACATTGATCCGCTCCCACTCCTCTTCCTTGTCTAGCAGCAGGGTGTTGATCGTGGACTTCAAGGTGTTGGCGTAGGTGAAGCGCGTGGTCAGGCCGTCGCTGTACTCCGATGAGCTCAGGTGCTCTGACAGGTTCGGTATCTTGATGATGTCGACCTTGCTCTCGGCCACCAACGAAGCGATGGAGCTGGCCGAACTACCGGCGTCCTTGATCGCATCCTGCACTGACTGGAGCACGCTGTCGCCCCATCCATCCACCGAAGAGATGATCGAGGGTCGCGGCGAACCGATGAAGCGGATCACCCGGGTCGGATGTATCTTGACGACGCCCCTGGTCTGGGAAGTGACCGAGTACATCTTCGGCGTGCCGTAGAACTCTGACATGGGGTCACGATCGAGCTCATCAGCCTGAACTTCCCACCTGCTCATGACGTGAACGAACTTCAATCCATCCTTGGTGACGCGCTCGGGGTCCATCTCCTTCGATGGATCCTCGTCGCCGATGCCGAGCAGCAGGGCGGAGCCGCCGTACAGGCGGGCCTTGGCCAGGGCTTCACACACCTTCTGTTGGATGCCATGCTTCTCCTCGACCGCTTCGATAGCCGCGATGGCCTTGTCGTCGGCGTACCACGCGCGCCACTCACGGGTCGCATCGTTCGGCGGAATGTCGATGACCTTGCGGGCCATCCAGTCGCCACGGTAGGCCGCCTCGACCTGGCTCTGGCTCAGTTCGCAGAACAGCCAATACGCTTGCGCAGACTTATCCTTGTCCGTCCCCATGCCGGAGACGAGATTGCGGAGCCGGTCCACCACTCGAAGCCTGGAAACCTCAGCCATTTTGCGGTCCTTTTGGGGGGATTGATCCCCCATCCACTATGTGTTAATATGGGGGCCGGTCAATGAAGACCGATTGAAGGAGAGAGTGAATGTCCACCACCACCCTAGAAGCTGGATGGTTCAAGTATACCAAAGCGGATCGCATCGCTGCGGTCGAGCTGCTTGCGACCTACGATCATTGCTTCATCGCCCAGGATGAAGTCCACGCCATCACGAAGCCCTTCGGCTTCCTTGGCCATACCTACGTCGGCCGGAACACTGCGGGTCCGAATAACCCGAAGGGCCTGACCCTTTCGGCCGGCTTGACCGAACTCCGCGGCCAGGATGCCGCGGTGGTCGGCGAGGAGCTCTGCAAGTTCCTTAGCGTCGATTACATGAGCAAGATGGGCCGCGGTTCGCAGCTCCGCGAATGTTGCGAGAAGCTCCGCACCTTCCTGGAAGGAGAAGACGATGCGCGATAAGGATCGTGAGCGCATGGCCGCCGCCGCTGAAAGGATCAGCCAGGACATGCAGATCATCATGCGCATGAGCAAACGCAACGACCGCTTCGCCCAGATACTTGAGTGTGTCATCCCTGGCGGAGCGGACCCCGAGGAGTGGTCGGGCCTTGCCCTGTGGATGCGAGATCTCACCAACTGGGAAGATGAGGAGGAGCCGATGCTAGCTTAGCCCAGACTAACACAACTCCTCAGAACGACTTCAGCCCCCATCACTTCGATGGGGGTTTTTTTATTGGCAGGGCGTCACCCTACTTCTTGTCGTCGCGCTTGAACTTGCCAAAGTCCGGGGGCAGAACTACCTGGCCCAATTTGTTGGTGGAGTGGGACGCCTTGGCTGCGACCGCCTTGGCCTGCGTCTTGGTTGCATCGCGCCGGCCAGATAGCCGAGCCTCTTGCGAAGCCTTACGCTTTGCAGCACGTCGGCGATGCTCTTGCTCTTGCTTGTTCATCGTGGCTTCCCTTGTCCAACTGGTTTCTTGCGTGGCTTGCGACCGCCAGGCCGGGGGCGTTCACTCTTGGTCGGATGCTTCTTCCTGAACGTCGTCTGCTCTGGCTTGTCCACCGAGAGCTTGTCCTTCTTCTTCGCGGCCATCACACCAGCCACCGAATTATCAGGCCATTGGCGAGGATCACCCACCCCCACATCACCAGGAGGATCGCTGCGACCGTCAGTCGTTGCTTCCAGGTCATGAGTGTCCCTTTCTCACCAGGTCGACTACGGGGATGATCATCACAGATTGAAGTCCGCGACTTTGGTTGGATCGGCCGGCTTCACCAGCTGCCCAGGTTCGAGGGGTATGTTATCCACCGCTTGCAGGAGCAGGTATTGATGCGAAGCGATCAGGAAGCCGATGGGATCGTCGCCGCAGCCGACCTGTTGCTTGAGGATCTGCCGCAGATAGTCACACACCCGCCGCTCATCGCGTGAGTAGATACGCTCACCGCCTAGCTGTAGTCCCATCATACCCACTCCGAGAAGTTCGAGTTGTAAGTCGACTGATAGGCCGGCCAGTAACACATCATCACGGCGTCGGCCAGGTTCGGGCTCTTGGTCCCTTCGGGCGTCTTGTTCACGATCAGCTTCATGTTGGCCGTAGTGCCGGCGCATGGCTGGCTCAATTCCTTCAGCAGCTTCTGTAGCTGCGGCAGGGACGAAGTCAGGCTGATCAGCTCGTCGACCTTGAAGACTTCCCCGTTCTTGATGGCTCGATGTGTTCGCTCCACTCGATTGCGGAGCTCCCACCATCCTTGCGCTTTGAGGTTTCCGTAGAAGTCTTTGTTGACGGGGGACTGTCGATCTCCGGGGATGACGTGATCATCCGGTCGCAGAGGTGATGCCGCTGCGTTCCACGGCTCAACCTTGAGCCCCTTCGGAAGCTTATGCTCGTCGCGCAGGCGGTTCGTTTCTGCTTTGACACCAGCTCCCACCCCGATTGCGTCGTACTGCAGACTGGTCCGCGGCGATAGCCCTTCCACGTTCTTCACCGCCCGCCTGGCGGTGAGCGCGGTATCCCGCTCGCCCCACTCATCCAGCGCCTCGAGGATGGATCCTCGTCGGGTGGCCTGCGCATTGGTATCACCGCCGCCATCAGCCACGTCCAGGGCGCTGATCACATTGCCCTTAGTCCGATCCCACTCCAGCACCACATGGGCGTCGATGCAGCTCTTGAGCCAGTCCGCGGGGATGATGGTGCCGACCACCGCCGCCGAGTAGTTGCGATCCACCTCCTGCGCGAACACATGCAGCAGGCCGTCGCTCTCCGCTCGCTGATGCCGCTCGTCGTACCACTCCTGGGTCTTCTCGGGGTGGTCGCGCCAGTCCATCACAAACACATTGGTGCGGTCGCGGACCACTTCTTCGCCCGGCCCCCAGTCCTTGCCATTGTCCCGCTTGCGATGGAACACATTGCCCAGGCCATTGACGGAGCTGATGTCGATCTGCACCCGGGTGTTGTCCATCAGCGACGCTTCGATGGTCTCGGGGTGCTCGTAATGGGCGCTCTCGTCCTTGAAGTAAATCAGCTTGCGACCGCCGCGGCCGATGTTCGGCCCGATCTCTCCGGTGATGGTGTTCCCATTCTCGGGATTGATGATCCTCATTGCGAGCAGGTGATCATCCGGGTTGAAGCCGGCCGGCCAGAATACCGACGGGCAGCGCCGGATGGCCTGCCTGATCTTCTCGAAGATGCTGTCAAGGTCCCCGAGCCGGTCGACCTGGTTCTGCTTATGCGATCCCCAGCCAATGCTCGCGCCGTCGTAGAAGAGCCAGAGCCATATCGAGACGCCGATGGCCGTCCAGGTGATCCCCATGTCGCGGGACTTCTCGCAGAGCCCTGACACTTCGTGGCCGAGGCATTCCATGATGAAGTCGACAAACTCAGCCTGGCGCTCGAAGAGGATGAAGGGCATCCACGGTGGCTCGCCGGTGGCCGCCTTGCGGGGATCGTATGTGTCAAGCCAGGCGCAGATGAACTCTACAGGCCGGGTCGAATAGAATTGCTTGGCCGATGTCAACAGCTCAGGGTCGTCGGCCATCCTGGCCAGGGTGGCTTCCCGCCAAGTCTGCGCCGCGGTGTAGTCGGGTGGCCACTCAGCCTTGTCCCGAGTAACCGACGGTGGCAGCAAACTTGTCTTCACCACCTGACGCAAGAACAGCTCGGCCTTCACCCTGGCCCGCTGTGCCTGCAAGTTTGTCGAGGATGACATCGAGATTGCTGAGGTCGCGGTCATTAAGCCCCTTGAGGAGTTCGGGAGTGATGTGAAGCACGCCCTGCGTATTGTGTTCGACGTTATACATCTGCGGCGGTCGACCATAGCCATAGGCCAGGAGCAGCTCGCCGGCGCGGATCACATCCCGCGGAGTTGCTTCGTCGCAATCGAGGATCGCATCAATGCGCTCCAGGACTTTCTCTTCTCTCTGCCGACAACGATCAGCGAAGGATGTGCGAGCTTCCTTCGATGCGATCTGCGCAGCACCTTTCTTGCGGCCGGAACCCTTGCGAGCGCCACCACGATTGCCTTTGGTCGAATACTCTGAGGACAGCCGCTTGCGTTCCATGGTAGTTTTCAAAGTCCACTTTGCTGCGTGGGGGTCATTCCCAGGGCATCCCACGTTGGTTTCACTTGAAGGACCAAGGGTTTTATCCCTGGCTCTCGATCTGTGTTAGGCTCGCCGGTGGTTTGAAAACCATGAGCTGCCAGCCAAACAATCAATCCGGTGTGTAAGACCGGGTTCGGGCCGCTGGGTATATAGGTCCGGCCATCAATCTCGATGGCTCTTCCAGCCAAGTAATTCAGGACGTGCTCGATCATTCTGGTTCCTCATCACGCATTCTACCGACCTTGGGCTAAAAGCCCTCCACTCATTCCCATACAGGCAAGAAACCCGATCACGCCGCTTCGAGTTGGTCTCGCCCTATGAACACCCGGGTCTTCTGCCCGAGGATATTGAGCAGAACTTGTTCCCGCTCTTGAGTGCCCGATCCTTGGTAGATGCCGATCTCGAACCGATCCCCTGGCAGAGCCACCCGGACCTTCTGGCCGTAAACTAAACCTGGAGGAGGCGCCGGTAGTTCGATCATCCCCATCCGATCTTCACTCTGCCGCAATCGCTCCATGACGTGATCCGGTAGTCGGCACGGGCCACGAGCGTCCAATAGAACTTTGCTGATCCCAAAAGTCGAGAGCAGGAAGCGCCACTCGCTCATGATCTGGACGAAGATGTAGGACGGGAACAGACATGAGGTTCGCTTGATCATCCCCTGGCGCTTGTGAAGGACCATCTCGGTGAAGCGCGGCAGATAAAACTCATACCCCTGGCGCTGGATATTCTCCGCGGCCCAAAGCTCCCTGCTCGGCTTGGTCTTGGCGACTGCCCAGTATGGTTGTGTCATAATGGGTAATTAGGGGACTTTGCGCTGGAGGTCAACCTACCCCCACTCCAGACCAGCCCCCAGGCTCGTTTCTAGCGCCCTGGGCAGGGGTTTGAGCCGGCCCTGGACCCTGACCCCAAGAGCTCCCGATCCCCTTTCTGGGGCGCTATGGCAAGGGTTCCCAGATGTCAGCCGCAGGGAGGCCGGCCACCGCTTCCCGCACCATCTTGGCCGCGTCGGCTTTGATCTCATCCAGCGTCCGGCAGAGCGGCTCGATGGCTTCGATCCCGTAGGTATCGGCGATCCCGTAGATGCGCCGCGATGCAAGATAGTGGACGGCCGCTCCGATTTCCCGGCAATAGGCTTCGGTCTTCCAGGTATGCTTCCCGATGTTGTTGCCCTTGGCGTGGATCGTCTTCCTCTGGACCAGGAACTGAAC